TACCTTACCAAGAGAATCTTGTGCAAGAGATAATCTTCCAAGCACATCTTGGTACTTATTTGTGAGATTTTGAGCCTGTTCAGCAGTTAGTCCTTCTGAGTCACTTAGCAAATGATGCAATGCTGTTGCTTGATCCGTCAGCTGATTTACTAGTGTTTGCTTTTCTTCACGTTCTGCAAGCAAAGTATTTTGGTCAGCTTGTGCTTCTGAAACGTTTTTTATTGCTTGTGCATATTGTTCTTGATAAACAGTTAGTAAAGCATCTGCTTTTTTCTTTTCTATGGTTTCTTGAATTGCTGAAGATAATCCACCATGTTCATTTATTAACTCTTGAATATCAGTTTTTTCTACACCAAATGCTTCAGACAGAATTGTTAGAATTGTATTTGCACGATCTTTATCTTGATTCGTCATTTGGTCTTGTTTTGCAATAATAGAATCATATTCTGTAGCAAGCTGTTCATAGTAAGAATATTGTGCAGTTACAGAAGCTGCATTATTTGATGTCGATTCTTGTAAAGTTGTATAGCTTTCCGAAAGTGTATGCACATTATCGATAGTAGTTTGTGTAGCTTCGTTTAAGCCATATAGAGCATTCATTTCTTCTCTATGAACTTGCTGTGCTTCATTTAATCCACTTGTGAATGCCACAAATGCAGTAGCAGCTAACCCAACACCAGTAGCAATGAGAGGAAGCCCAGCGCTTCCTAGGACAGATGCAGCACCTTGAAATGCTGCAGTAGTAGAAGTCGCATGGCTGAACGTATTACTCAAAGCCATAGTTAAAGTACCTAATTTCTGTACAGTAGATCCTACTGAACTAAATAAATTTACAGCTTTTGGCAAAAGTGTCACAGTACCGCCAAATGTAGCCGTAAGTTTAGCAAACGTAGAAGCTGTAGCAACAGTTTTAGGATTTATAGAAGAAATAATATCTCCAAGTTTTGATAATGCATTGGCAAATCCTTCAGCTACTTTTTTTATATCCTTCTTAAAAAAATCAGTTTGCATCAAAGTTGTAAGTGATTGTATTACCTTTCTTAAAGACGGTTCTACTTCTTTGAATAGTGTAGATGCTGTTTGCTCCCAGTTGTTTTTTAAAATCTTAATATCACCAGAATAAGAATCCAGTCTGGTTTCTGCCATGCCTTCGACAGTGCCATTGTAGTCAGCTACTTCTGATTTCAATTTATTCCAATCATCTGTAGAAGTATTAACAATTGCTGCAAGAGCTGTCATAGCACGTTGACCGCCAATTGTTTTTTCAATTGTTGCTTTCTGTTCATCATTCATGCCAGATAAAGCAGAACGCAAATCATCTAATATACCTGTCGTATCATCTGCAGTGCCAGCAACTCCATCAGGTCCAAGAGAGCCTATTAAATCTCTTGCTTTCCCATCTGCATCAAAGAAAGAAATACCTAAATCTTCAATTGCTGTTCGTGCATCAGATGTATTTGTGGCTAGTCTTGTAAGAATTGATCTCAAAGATGTACCTGCAGTAGATGCTTTGATACCTTGGTTAGCCATCGCACCCAAAGCAACACCTACATCTTCTACTGAGTATCCAAATGTTCCAGCAACTGATCCAACATATTTAAATGCTTCACCCATCATTTCTACATTTGTATTTGATGAAATGGCAGATTTTGCCAGTACATCAGAAAAATGTGTTGCTTCATTTGCACTCATTCCGAACGCAGCTAATCCGTCAACAACAATGTTTGACATTGATTCAAAAGACTCACCAGTACCTGCAGCTAAATCTCCGATTACTTTTATAGAATCCTTTATCTGATCAGATTCATAGCCAGCGTTTGCTAAAATTTGCGCGTTGTTAGCAATTTCTGCTGCAGAATATTTGGACTTTGTTCCAAGCTCTTCAAAATAATCTGATAAGTCGTGAATAGTATAACTATCCTTAGAAACTTGTAGAATTGCAGCCAATCCATTTACACCATCTTCTAGTGAAGAACCGGAATCTACAACACTAGTTAAATCCATCAATCAGCTTTTTTATTCCATCAGCAACTAATTGACCAGCCGCAACATTTAATGCTGTTAGCTTTTCACTAACTACCTCAGAAGCTTCTGCACTTTTTCTAGCAGAATTCCCTGCGTCCTCTGCAGACGTTCCATATTTTTTTAGCTCATTGCTTGCCTTATCTGCCTCTGTTCCTGTTCCTTCTAATGCATTTTCATATTTTTTTAATTCAGCACTTGTTTCAGTAATTTTTGCACTTGTTTCATCATATTTTTTTTGATTGCTCTGTAGTGCATCTTCAAGAAGTTTTTCTTTGCTGACAGCTTCATCTAAAGCTTCTTTAGTCTTTTCATGCTGTGCAGAATATTTTTTTACTTCTTCCGAGTTTTCTCCATATTTGGCTTTTAGTTGTTCAAGAACGATCTCTTGATTTTTGTAGGTTGCTTCTAGTTCCTTAACTTTTGACACTTGAAGAGCATAAGCTGCATTAAGATTTTTTCCTCTTTCTTGGGTAGTGCTTAAAACTTTAGCTAATTCAGTTTGCTTTGTTTTTAAATTATCCACTACCTTTGCATAGTTACTAACATTAGAAGAATCAAACTTAACTGCATTTTTTAAGCTTCTACCTTGCTTATCAATAGAAACCAAATTAGATTGCAATTTACGTAATTCTTGCTGTAAATTGTTGGCATCAGCTTCAAGCTTAATGACCATCCCCAATTCTTCTTTTGCCATCGTTCAATCCTCCATTTATATCATGAAAAAAAGGCATCAATATCTTGCTGTGTAGCTTTGCGAATTGTGCCATTTTTGGTATCGCTATTTTCACGATTGATTTGTGCTTTAGCACTTAGTAAAAGAAAAAGCGTGTTCAGCCTTAAAGCTCTGATATCACTCATCGTAAGTTTTAAAGATAAACACGCTACAATAAATTCAGCAGTGCTTATAGGTCTGCCGTTTCTTTTTTTTTCTCATTTTTTGTTTTATCTAGTTCTTCATCATCTAGAAAGATTGCTGTTATTTCAGCTAAGATTGCTTCTGCATTTTTTGCATCTAAAAAATCAGATAGTTTATGAATTGATTTCATAAATTCTTTATAAGACTTGAAAGAGTCTTCATTTGCAGATTTTATAAAGCAATACATAATTTTTCCTGTAACATCCATCAAAGGAACTTCCCCTTTAGCTAGAGCACTTTGAAATGTATTACATAGTCTAAAAAAATCTGAATGCAATTCTTCCATGCAAATTAGCACTGTTTCTCCAGTGCCTAAAATTGGGTATTTTGTTTTATTAACTTTTACTTCATTCATGGTTTACCTCCAAAAAAAGCAGGAAATATCCTGCTTAGTTTTCATCACTATTTGTTTCTTCTGTTTCAATATCACTTTGGGATTTTAAATTCATTGCAGAAACACCTATCAAAACACCAATAAGAGTGCCCACGGCTTGCAAAGTTTTAGCAACTTCTGCAGTATATGGAAGATTCCAAACTGCTCCAATTGTTGAGTAAAAAGTACCAATTGCAGGTAAAGCAATTAAAGCAATCCATTTTAGAATTTTATATACCTTATCTGATAAAATCATTATTACCTCCAACTCTTTTAAGCTACTTCAGTTAAACACTTTGCCTTGATCCAATAGTCGAAAATCCAATTATCTGTAGTGCCTGAGTAAGCCTTTAGCTTAACGCAGTTCCCCTTAGTACTAATATCAGTCACGGTAAATACACCTTTGATAGTAACTTGTGAGCCAACATGTAAGTGTTGGTCTAAACTTCCGTCAGCTGCACTGACTTCCGTTAAAGGCTTTGCACTAATCCATCCACCAATGTCAGGAACGTATACAAGTCCTTTCTTTGCATCTACTTTTTGGACTTTCATCGAGCTTGCAAATTTCGCATGTGAGCCAACATGTAAGATTTGGTCTACTTTTTCTCCTGTTGCAGATGCTTGAACAGTTGCAGTATCTACATATTTCCAAGTCAATCCGCCACCATTTACAATCGTTGTGTATCCCTTCAGCAAGAACATAACTTTATTTAATGGAAGCATATTTGGAAGTACGTAGTAGCCTTTAGAGTTTCTAACTTTTGCCTTCACTCTGCCTGTACAACATTCAACATGAATATGATTGCCAGATGCATTTCCAGATTTTCCTTCTTGATACATTACTTCGTTGTAGCCGTATGTTTTTCCTACAATGAAATTTCTATTAGAGTGAGTAAGTGCAAGTGTAACAACTCTTAGCATATTATCTGCACACATTACAGATTTAGAATTTCCGTTAGCATCTACACTCCAAAAAAATCTAGTGTTTCCAGACTTGTCATTTCCCCAAGCACCAGCACAATACCATTTTGTATTAGGCATTAAATTCTTCCAATAATCGATTCCTGTATCTGATCCTGCCATATCAACTTCATAAGAAGTATGGGAACGATGGCTTTTTCCATCATAGCCACTCCCAATTTGTGTAACGTTTAAATGATGCATTCCACATAACAAATTATCTGTTGCCATAGCTTTTCCTTTCATCAAAAAAGGCAGTTAAATAACTGCCTTGTCTGGGTTGTCCATTGATAACTCTTGTGCTTGTTCAGATGTAGGAACTTTTACAGTATTGAAAAATGTATCATAGTTCTTATCACCAGAGTATGCGATTTCTCTAAAAACGTTGTAATCACCAACTGTTTCACCAGTACATGTAACTTTTAGTGTGGATGTAGTTGGATCAATTGTGTCTTCTTTCGTGCCGTATTCTTCATCAGATTCAGCTGCTGTGCAATTGTAATAGCAAATCTTTCGCGCTTTATTGTCAGTTTCAATTTGAAACAAAACTGCAAAAGACGGAGTTACGGCCGCATTTGTTTCCAAAAGTGAGCCATTTAAAGACTTAATATATCCTAAAAATGTAGTCAATAATTCCTTTGCGATATCTGCTACTTCAAGTTCAATTTCAACAGATGATTTTGTATTAGAAACAAAATATGCTTTATTATCAGCATAGAAAATATTTTGATCTGTATTTCTTGAAATTGATGCATTTACAGCTCCTGGACATTTAACAGGTGCCTTATAAGTAACCTCTCCTTCATCAGCTCCTGTTCTTTCTGCAAAATAAATATTTGATAAGCCAAATTTAACCTTTTCAGTTGCCATATTATACCTTTCTATTTTCTTAGTGCATCTTGCACTGCCTTTCTACATTTGTTTGAAAACTCTTTATTCATTAATGGTTCTGTTTCTTTGAAAAATTCATAATTATTTCCTGTTCTACCGCCAAACCACAAAGCATGTGGATCTTCTATTAAGTGTGAAAGCATATATTGTTTATTCCACAGAGAAGCACCATACAAGTTTTTCCCATCTTTCTTCGGAACAGAAACGAAATTGTTGACGTATTTTTTTCTTTTGCTTTTTTTATCAATATGTCCTTTTGCTTTAGCTTTAATAACTGGACGATATTTTTTTACGATTTCGTATGCTATTTCACCACATTTGTTTTGAATATCTTCAGATTCAATTTCTTTGAAAATTTCGCTCAATTGAAACTATTCTTCCGTGACTAGTCATAGCAAATCTCCAATCCATATGAGATACGATATAAATTAATATCATCGAGCCAATCTTCATCTCTATCAAAAAGACTTCCACATTCACTTAAATAGGTTTCTAATTTCTTTTCTGCTTTAACCTTTTCCCCATTCAAGGAGTGATTTTTTTGAAAAGTGTGTAGATTAACGGAAATCTGATCTTTCTTTAAAAGAATTCCATTATCCGCATGAAAATCGTTATTTGAAACTCGTTGACACACAATATAAGGTGTTTTTACACCATGTGCATCAGTACGTTGATCATATACTTGATAGCCTGTATTCTCTTCAAGATCTTTCAAAAAGTATTCATAAGATTCAAACTTCTTCATCTGAAATACCTCTTATAAATGGAATTGTTGATTCATTCAAAAACACCTTATACCAAGTTGGACGATTGTAATCTTTGTATTGAACATGATCTACAACATAATATGTATCATTAATTAGTGCTATATCGCCATGTTCAATTTCAACGCTTTGTGCCGGTACACCAATTGCAATAACTTTTCTTTCTGAATTTTGAGAAGCTTCAATATATTTTTCATAAGAAACTGATTCTTTCGAAAAATAGAAATGTGCTTTTTGGCGTATTAGGACTCTTTCTTCTGCAATAAAAAAATTAACAATACCATCATTAAAGACTTTCTGTCTATCTCGTAGATTTCTATTATCATACGTTTTATTGTTGTTCAGCATTAGATTCCCTTTCTTGCATCAATTTAATTTTTCCAAGATTTCTAAGAGTTAACAATTCACCGCGATAATTCCCGTCAAAATCATCCAAAGCTTTTTCACGTTGATAAAAAACACGATTGAGAAGAAGCTCATGTGCCAAAACATCATAAGATTCTTCTCCATCGATAAAATTTAAATCTCCGCCAAAAATTGATTCCAATCTCTTAGCAGACATGCGAATATATGATCTTAAAAGATTATCGTTATCTTCATCAATCCACGTTATGCCGAGATATGCCTTAACTTCTTGTAGAAGTTTTGCAATATCAGCATTATTCATTACAGACATATCTCATACTCTCTTTCTTACTTTACAGCTTTCTGACTAGCAACTGCCGTTTTTGCTGACGTCTTAACAGTAATAGCTGCTGGTTCAAGTTCCGTAATGTCGTAAACATAGAATGATGTATTGTCTTTAGGTGTTCCCCAAGCAACACAACGTGCCTTGAATGTTCGTACATCCTCTAAAAATTTGTAGTGGTCAGAATATTCAATCTTGCCAGATGTTGCCCCAAATCCTGCTGTTGCAAAGTATCTTTCCGGTAGGCCAAAGATTGCTTTTCCTCTTGCAAGCTCAAGTGACTGGTAAATTGTAATTGGAAGATTTGACTTTACTACTTGCCCATTTTCATTTGTATAGAAAAGTGCTGGATATACTAATTCCCAGTAATCAAGTGGGTTAACAATCATAGCAAAAGAACTTACATTTCTCTTACCGTTATCCGTTAACTTAGCTGCAATTGCGCCAAAAGTAGTTGTATCAAGACTCGTAATCTTTGTTGCTTCCTTGTCTACTGCTGGAGTTGTTTGATTTGAAATATCAACTGTTTTGATCATACCTACTGGTTGCTTCTGACCTGTACCGTTGATAATTGCATGTTCTAATGCACGTGCAATAATTTCAGATAAGTATCGTGTAACAAATTGATCTAGCCAAATCATTCCTAAATCAAGCATTGTCTTTGGTACTGGAATCCAGCAAGATAATTTAAACTGACTGAATTCAACTTTTGTAAAAGCTGCGGAAGCTTCTTGTGTAACAGTATCATTCAAATCACCCCATTTATAAGCATAGTTAAGGTCTTTGTTTAAAATCCATTCTGTTAATCCCTTTGAGTTCACAAAATCAATTGCACTAAGTAAAGGATGATCTCTTTCGATATCCTCAAAAATCTTATTTTCTGTAACCTTTGGCAAAGTTACTTCAAAATTTGTGAGCTCATTTTTTGTATTTTGGATAAGAGAATCATAGAAAGTCTTTTCTTCAGATGCTAAAGGTCTAATACCATTTGAAGCAAGAATTCTATCATCTGTTTCATCTTTATAAGCCTCATATAGTTTATTTACTTCATTTTGTGTTGCATAAAGTACATTTTCTTCTAGCTTTTCATTTAGCTTATTTACAAATGTTTCTGTATCTCCATTCTTGATGCATTCTGATAATTCTTTGTTCATTGCTGTAATCTTGTCTAAGTTCATACTTTTTCCTTCCTTATTTTTCTGGTTTGTAGTTGAAAAATTTCTGTAATTCAGTTGCTTTGAATTCTTCTACTTTTTCTTTAACTACGTTTCTATCTGCAACTTTACTCTTCAATGCTTCATTGACTGTTTCATCTTCTTTGACCGTCTCCCCTGTTGGTTCTTTGACTGTCTCTGATGGAACTGTCTCCACTCCCAAATTTCTAATTGCATTTTTTATTGAAATAAGCTGATTTAGCTTATTTTCAAACATATTTGTTGTTGCTTCTAAGCCTTCTTCAACATCATTCTGTGTATCTTCACTGTCTTCAACGATTTTTGTACACAATCCATATTGAAGGCATTCATCAGCAGTAAGATAAGATTCGTTGTCTAATAGCTTTCTGAGTTCTTCTTCTGTGCCTTTAAACTTGCTCATATAAGCATTGACAACCACTTCATTTATCTTGTCCAAATCATCTGCTGTCTTTCTTAACTCATTTGCATTTCCAGCAGTCCAAGTCCACGCATTATGGATCATTTGCATGGAACTTTTCGGCATTGAAATAGAATTTCCAGCCATCGCAATTACAGATGCTATTGAGCAAGCAAAGCCATCAATAAACACGCGTTTATAAGCACGTGTTCTTTTTAAAATGTTGTAAATTGAAATACCTTCTGATACAGAACCACCAGGAGAGTTGATATATACATCAATGCGCGATGCATTTTTATTTTTGTTTAATAACTTTTGAAGATCTTCAACATCTTCTACACAGTTTTCTTCTCTATCACTTTTTTTCCAATAGCTTTCGCCTACGGAGTTGTGAATATTTAAAGTGATTACATTTTCTTCAGCTCTTGCTTGAATCATTTCTTTTTATCTCCTCTTCTTTTTCAGAATTGTTATCTTTTTTCACAGCTGGATTATCTGTAGCTTGTCCAGTTTCTTCAGTAATTGCATTTGATGGATCATCTAAATACGCATCACCAATTACTGCATAGTTACGTGTTATAAAATGCGTATCACCAATCTTCGTATCTACAAGTGGTTCTCCGACCTTTTCACGAACTTCATTAATTGTGTAAATTCCAGAAGAAATAATGTTATTTGAAATAGACGCAATAGATACCATATCTAAATGTCTTGCATTCGTTGTATCAAGCTTGCAATAGGTTCCATTTTTATAAGAACGATAACCATACCATCTTCTATTAAATGCTTGAGATATCATTTCAGCTATCCCATCTAGTGAATATGTCAATAGGTTGTCTAAATCATCCTTTTCAAAGTCTCCTAACATTACAGATTTAGGAATATTAAAAGCCCTACCAACTTTTGACAGAGCTTCATCTAATATCGAATTTACAGATTTGTTTGCTACAGATGCATTTTGCCCTAAGTCAGCACCTGCTGATGTTTGGTCAATTTTCATACCAGCATATACAGGAAGAATAGCTTCATTTCCAGTTACAAATGCTTTAAAAGAATCATTTGTAAGTTTCCTCATGTTTTCTTCAAAATCATCATCTCCAACCATAGCAGTCTGATCCATTGTTAAAACATATTTTTGACGATATACACCAGCTTTCATTGCATTCTCAATCATATCAGCATACTGTTTTCGCATTTCCATAAATATTTGGTTTAATTCGCTATTTGTATACTTCATATAAATTGCTTTATCACCGCCAAAAACACCTTTTAACGGAATACCGCCATCATCAAATACATCTATATTTACATTTTTGAATTTTGCTTCATAAATTTGTGTCGGATCTCTTTGGAAATCTGATGCAACATATAATCCTTGATTCAATTCAGAACCAATAACATTCATGTTTAGAATCAATACATCATGATCAGGATTTAATATCATTCTTCTGACCATCTGTTTTTTAAACTCAGCAGCAGATTGATTAGGATTTGTTTCAACATTTAATAAGTAATAATTTGCATTTTTTGTTTCTTCACCTTTTATGAAAGTTTTAAATTCACATTTAGATAAAAGTGTTCCAAGAGTCTCTGCTGCTATATGTAATGCTAAACGATATGCCCATAGTTGATAAATGGTATCGTCACTCGCTACCCATTCATTTAGCGAAACCTCTTTTTTGTTTTCTGGGAATAACGCTTTTTCTAAAAAATCTAGTAACTTTGCCATTTACTTTTCCCTTCTATGAAATTACAACAGCCTTAAATACATCAGGGTTGAATCCCATTCCTTCTTTTAATGACGGTTCTTCAACCATCGCATGTGCCAAAGACATAAACGGATCGTTCTTTCTTGACTTTGGTTCGATTTTTCCAAATGTATATGCGCCTGTTTCTGAATATGTAGCATTTTTAGCGTTGTAAGGAACAATTTTTGTGTTGTTTGTCGCCCATCTAAGCATCGGATTATCACCCCAAACAAATCTTTCTTGCATAAATGCACTACATATTATTGGCTGTGCTCTACCAACATCTAGAGGTCTAACTAGTCGAAGATTTTTAAACTTATCTGAAAAACCAATTTTTTCCAGTTCTTGTGAAAAAATAGAATACTTAAATGAGTCAAGTACAACTTTTTGTATTCGATACTCATGCTTTAAATTTTCAATATAGTCAATCACCATATACGGTGGAATTTCTGGACCATCTACAAGTGTAAGTAATCCCATTTCTACTAATCGCGGAAACTGTGACTTGAATTTCACCCTTGGTAAATCTTTTGACTGTAAACACACCCATGTGTGATTGAGTACAATAAGTTTTTTATCAACTTTAAATAAAGCTGACACAGACATAAAATCAGAAGTTTGAGCCGTATCAATTCCAACAATACATCTTTTCTTTTTGATTTCTTCATACGGAATAGGTTTATTAGTTGATTTAATCTGATCATATTCTGCAACTGCCTGCGCACTAGCCAAAGTAGGTAAGTTCATTCTCTTTGCCATAAATCCAGGCAATGTAGCAGGCGCATCTCTCCACTTAATAAAATCTTTTCTTGTTTCATCAAGAAGATTTGGAAAGTATTGAAGTGATGGATTTGCTTTATACCAATTTTCTTCCTCATACGCCTCTTCTTTGGAATCAATTCTGCAAATAAATGGTAAAAAGCCTCCATCAGCAACATCTCCATTTAAGATGTCTTCTGCTTGAGCTAGTTCATCATCTAATACACCATCTCTAACATTTCCATTTGTAGTGAAATAAATTGAGCGAGGACACGCTTTTTTTCCTAACCCTGTCAAGAAAACATCAATATTTGCGTATTCTTGATATTCATGTATCTCATTCAATATCACACATCCAGAGCGCAAGCCATCTTTTCCACGTGCATTATTTGTGTGACCAATTACTTTTCCACCATTTTTTAAACCTCGTATCGTTTCTTTTGTCCAATAGAATGAAGATTTATTAGCATCAATATACTTTGGCTCATCGAGAAATTTAACAGCATCTTCAACTGGTTGTAACGATTGTCTTTCGTTGTTTGCACAAATATCAATGTTGTAATCCTTAACAGGATTATTTTTGGAAGTCAGGCATAAAGAAAACCACGCAATCACACCATCCTTACCAGCGCCTCGCGCCAGCATAACTAATCCGTGATTAAATCGTGGTCTATCATCTTTACAGTAATAAGTACAAAGTAATAATATGCACAAAAAACGTTGCCATGGAAATATCTCTTCAAACATCGCTAAACCTATTTTCAAATATGCATCATACTGTTCTTTATTTACATATATATCTCCTTTAGCAAAAGCTTTTCTTACAAGAGAAACAAGTTTATGTTGATCTTTACAAGCTCTAGGCTTATTGTTCTCAACTCGTTTCATATATTTTTCTACATCTCTAGGTATTTTTAGCGTTGGAGCATGTTGCTTACCAGCTCTTTTCTTCTGCACTGACTGTCACTGCCTTTGTTTTTTCTTCAATCCACTGTGCAACCTTTAGACATGTAGAAGCGTTTTTATTAAATGCCGCAACAGCTGGATTCACAACAATTGCACCTGTCTTAGTATTAATTGTCGTGTATCCCTGTTCTTGAATGCTATCCCATAATTTATCATTCATATCAGACATTCGTTTAAAGTCTCTTAATTGTTGATTAAGTAATGGATTGGTTTTCAATACTTCGTTTGCACTGATTCGATTCGTAAAATTTTCAAACATCGCATTGAAGTCTATTTTTTCAATTGTTTTTTTTCTTGCCATGGTGTTCTCCTAATCCCATCTTTCTTCAGTTGTAAAAGTATCGTTCTTAGGTTTAAACGATCTACTGCGATGAGTTCTAGCATGTATTTCTTCGTGGCAATCATGACACAAAGAATAAAGATTTCTAACTCTTTTTCCTCCAATAGTGGCATATATCGAATATTTCCATTCCGGGTACTCTTCTAATTCGAAATTATGATGTACCAGAGTGGCTTTTGTTCTTTTTCTAGGCATTCCAGGTATCGGCTTGTATTTGCCTAAGCATCTTTGACATAGGCCTTTATCCATTTTCAAAACCTGAGCACGTACCTCTTTCCACTCTTTAGTTTTATATGGCTTATTCCTTTGTGACATATAGCCTCCTAATAAATTGATGCAGTAAGCAAGGCAAAATCCCACTGCCAATTTTGGTGTGGAGAATCACCCTACAACATTACGCACCATGCAACGAAAGTTGCGCCAAAGGATAATAAAAGACGATTCACACATGCCAAGAATCGTCTTCCTATAAATCCACGATATTTTTATACCATAGATTTTAGTGAAACGCGTATACATCTTTTCTAGTTATGTAAGATTCTCACATTTTTCTAATTTTTTATGTTCCAAATGTCCCTTCTCATGTGCGCACGCGAGGTCGCTGTTTTGTCGTG